AATCGCCCCCGCCGGGGTGGCTGTCGGCGTCGCCAGCTCCACTGAGACGCGGATATCGTGAACGCCGCCCTCGCTGCCGTAATAGAAGCCGCTGCCAATCGTGGTCTCCGACCCCACCGCTAGGCTGACCGTCGAACCGCTGCTCCAGGCCGTAGTGTCGGTGACGGCGCCGCCCCGGATCTTGTCGGCGGTGATCGAGCCCGCGAACACGGTCTGCGCGACAAGATTGGTGGCGTAGGTCAGGCCGTCGATGACGCCGAAGCTGACCCGGCCGGAGCCGTCGGCGGCAGAGATCGAGAAGGTATCGGCGAGGATAGCGAACTCGACGCGCTCGACCGTGCCGTTGACCGCGAAGCCACCGACCCGGCGCTTCCCGTCCGACCCGACGTCGACCACCACGCCATACTTGGCGTTCAGGCCGTTGATCGATGAGCCGTAGGTGGTCAGCGTCGCGGTGTGGCTGCCAACCGCGGTGCTCAGGCCAGTCAACGTCGTCGCCTGGGTCTCCTGATCCGAAGCGAGCGCACGCACCTGCGAAACCAGCCCGGCCGAAGCGTCGCCCACCGTCGCTGTCACAGAGTCGATCCGCTCGGAGAGCGACCGAACGGCATCGGTTGTCGCTGTCCCCAGCGAGTTGATCGACGCGGTGGCGCCGGCGAACTGCGACGTGATCGACCCAAGCCTCTGGGCGAAGCTCTCCGTAGGCGACAGCTTTACGGTGTCGAGGTCGAGCACGTAGGAGAGGCCATCAGCGCTTTCGGCGCCGAGGATGCTTAGGCGGCGCAGCGTGGTGGCCACGCCGTCGTCCAAGACGTTGATCGCCTGCCGGAACGCCCACTTGATCGAAACGTCGGAGCCGGATTCCCACATCGCCGCGTCGCGGGTCTGGCCGTCGCGGAAGGCCGCCTCGCTGCTGATCAGAGCCGCGCGGGCGAGATCGGCGTTCTGCTCGCGCAGGACCTCCGAGGTCCGCTGCAGAGCCCTCACATCCTGCGTCGCGGCCCTCATCTCGGCTAGCAACGCCGCGGCGGACACGTCCAGAACCCTGGCCACGTTGCTGGCGATCAGCGCGCCCGTAGACAGTGGAATCCACGGACTCGGAACGATCGGTCGGCCGGGGCCTCCCAGCGGCACCAGCCGCACCTCGATGTCGCGCGCCGACGGCACCCCAGCAGTGGAGACGAGGACGCCGGCGTTGACCTGGTCGGTGATCGTCGGCGTCGAGGCCGTGACGCCGAATAGGCGCACCTCGGCGCGGATGCGCTGGATCGCCGCATCGACCGGTGCTGTCCACTTCCATCGCACCGCGGACACGGCCGAACCGTCATCGCCCTCGATCGTGATCGCCTCGGCCGTCACCCCGCGCAGCTGCAGAGCGTCAGAGGGCGGCCCGGGCTGGAAGGGGACGGCCGAGGAGAGATCGCCGCCGAAGCCGTAGACCTCGTAGCCAGTCTCCTCGAGGGCAATGGTGTTGCGCCAGTCAGGGCCGAGCGAATAGCTCCGGATGCGGAACACCAGGGTGCGCCCGCCAGTGCGGCGCGCCGAGGTGTAGGTGACCCAATCCGCCTCCTCCAGGTGCGCGAAACGCTCGCCGAGCGGCAGCACGCCGCTGCGCTCCTTGCGACCCTGGTGATAGGCGATCTCGGCCACGCGCTGCGCCTGGCTGCGCGACGTGACCAGGCTGAGCGGCAGCGGCAGTTCCTGCGGCCCGCCGTCGCTGCGCACGTCCGTCAGGTCGCGGGAGATGGGGCCGCCGTGGTCCGACCACTTCTGCGTCGGCTCCACGTAGCGCGGGATCACCGTGTTGACGCGGTCCTGCGCCGAGCGGAACGACGACCACTGAATCTGCGCGCCCACCAGCAGATCATCGTCGGTGAGATGCGCCACCGGCGTCTTGGCCTGGCCCGGCTCCACCTCGACCCCGCCCTGCGGCTGAATGATCACCCCGGCGCAGGCCGCGGCGAACATCGTCTCCACCTCAAGAAAGGACTGCGTGGCGCGGATGACGCCGCCGACGCGGTAGCGCGGCTCCTCACCGCCGTCGGCGGCTGGAACCCGCTCGTCGCAGAGGTTGGCCGGTGCAAACACCCGCCGAGGCGGGGCCTCGAAAACGGAGAGCCCCCGTCCGATCAGCAGTTGCTCGGGCTGATCCACCTGGTCGAGGGCGTAGATCCCGCGCGCGTAATTGTAGCGGCAGACCTCCAGGTTCTCAGACCAGACCCAGGTGCTGGGGTCGGTCCACCGCTGGGGCCCGTCGCCGCCGACGCTGGAATCACGCCGGGCGTCGTAGCAGCGCTTGCCACGCAGCTGGAACAGGAAGCTCGGCCGTCCACCGGCCCAGATCGGCGTCTCGGCGTCAGGGGCGTCCGCTCTATAGGCGACGATCACATGCGCCACGCTGACCAAAGCGCCGGGCTGCAGACAGCTGACCACGGGGTCGGCCGCAGCGGCGGCGTCCTGCAGGTGCGCCGGCGCAACCGCGTCGTCCGCCCCGCCGCGACGCCAGAACACCTCCAACTGCCCGCCATAGCCGGAGACCGCGCCGTCGCCGCCGTAGGGCACGTAGTTGTCGTCGACGTAGAAGCCCTCCAGGGCGTCGCACAGGTGGTCCGCCACGGCGATGACGAAGACGTTCCAGTCGGTGCCATACTGCCCGCCATAGGCGAAGGCGTCGACCAGAGAGCCGGCCGTGCCGGCCCGCCCGAAGATCACTTCGCGGGAGTTCTCACCGACGCTGAGGGTGGTGACGCTGGCCTGCCGCTCCTGCGCCGCCGCCGCCGCGTCCCGGCCGCCGAAGGCCTTGTTGAGCACGAAGTTGGCGGCGAGCGAGATCGCCGTGTTGACGACGAAGGTGGCGACGGCCGCCACAAAGCCGGACACCGAAACGCCCACAGCGGTGAAAGCTGCTGCGACGACGGCGACCGGAAGCGCGGTGGCGGGTGGCGCCGCGAACAGCACGCCGGCCGCAACCGCAACCGCGAGGCGCAACGTCAGGGACATATCGCACTCCACGCCACGGTCATCAGCTCGCGCGGCAGCCTGCGAACGCCGTTCGCATCCGGCCCGACGAGGAGCGCGCCCTCGATAACCATCAGCACCATCTCACCAGCCTCGGCGCGCACGCCGGCGATGTCGCCGCGATGGGCCAAGGCGGGCGCCACCGGGGTCAGCACCGTCGAAACCGCCGCCTCCAGCCCGCCATAGCGGCGCAGCAGGAGCAGGGCGCCGCGCTGCGTCGACCAGCGCCGCGACAGCTTGGCCAAGGGGTTCAGGCCGGTCTGCGCCGCAACGGCGCCCGCGGCGAAGGTGACGCAATCGTTCGAGCCCCAGGCGAAGGGGACATCCGCGCCCGCCGCCAGATAGGCGTGCAGGGCCGCCAGGTCCCGCCTCATCGGAACAGCCCAAGATCGACTTCGAAGCTGCCCGGCAGGGCGGGCGCGCTCTGCGCCGCCACCGCCGACACCTTCACCGGCGGCTTGCCGCCGAAGGCCAGAACCTTCTCTCCGGCGTAGCTGACCGCCGAAAAGCCGCCGGCGGTGGGCGAGATCAGCCGTTGGTCGGCGTCTGTCCGCATCCGCCCGCCGGAGCGGCCCAGGCTCTTGGCTGCGCTTTCCACCAGGGCGACGAGCGAGGCCGCCGCCCCAATCGTCTCGTCGCTATCGAGATGGTCCAGCCGCCCGGCGGCGTACACGGACCAATCCAGTAGGTTGCGGCCCGTGACGTCGAAGATCAGCCGCCGCACCACAACGGCCGCCCGGCGCGCGCCCTGCTCGTCAAGCAAGGCTAGGACGGAGGGCTCCAACCCCGAAAGGGTTAGGGTCACGTTCTGGGCCGCGTCGCCCAGCGCCCCGCCGGTGGCCTGCGCCAGGCCGCGCTCCGCAATGCCCGTGTAGATGACGCCCTCGATCTCCAGGTCGCCATAGCCGCCCCACACCGCGAAGGCGGGGGCGGGCGTATCGATGTAGACCGCACCGGACACGATGGCGCCGCCGTGCGCCAGAGCGGCCTGGGTGGCCGGAGAATAGGTTTTCACGGCAGGAGGTCCTGGACGCCGGCCAAGGTGGCGGTGATGGCGAGGCGGCGCCCGGCCATGGTCGGCGCTTTGGACTGCGCCATGTCGCGCTTCATCAGGCAGGCCGGGCGGTAGAGATGCGCCACGGCCCACGCGGGCGTCACCCGCGGTACAGGCGGCTCCACCGCAAAGGTGGCCACCCCGGCGCCGCTGGCCGTGACGGGCTCCAGCGACCGCACCAGGCTGCGCCTACCGGCGCCGCCCGTGGTCCAGCGGAAGCCCACATAGTCGCCCGCGGAAAAGCGCTGGCCGCCGGGCAGACCCGTGAGCGTCAGCAGAGCCGTGCCGTAGCTGTCGAAGCTCTGCGACCAGCCGGCGCAGGCGTCGAAGCCCACCGGCAGGCCCGCCAGCGGCCGGGGCCGCTCATAGTCGCGCCCCAGGAAGTGCATGCGCTGGCCGCGCAGCGCCGCAAAGAAGGCGCGCCACTCATTCGACTGCGCCCGCGACAGCGTGCCGAGATCCCAGGAGGCGACCCAGAGCGTCTCACCCGCCTGCACGCCGCCGAGGCGGCCCGAGGCCTCCGGGTTGAGATAGTCCACCGGCTGCGGCTCGAAGCTCTGCACCGACGGACCGGCCAGCGGCATGGCGAGGGGATAGACCAGCGCCATGCCCTAGCGGCCCCCGCCGAGAACGCGGCGCTGCTGTGCGACGGCCACCGTGCTGATGATCTTGCCCGGCAGCTCCCGGCGCAGGGCGTCCACCTCCGCCTGCAGCGCGGCCAGCCCGGCCGCGTCCGCCCCGGGGGCGTTGAGCGTTATAGGCATGTTGATCACCAGGCCGCCGCTGTCGTTGGCGGCCTGGCCGCGCAGCAGAGCGGCAGTGGCGGCGTTGGACTTCACGCCGGAGCCACGTGGAAGATTGACGATTTCCGGGCCGGCCTCGCCCACCATGGCCCAGCCGCCCGGGTGATAGTCGGTGCCCCCGGCGTAGCCCGGCAGTCCGGCGGTGAGACTGGCGATGAAGCCAGACGAGCCGCCCAGGCTGAGAGCCGACCCCGCGGATGCGCCGCCTCCAGCCCCGCCGAACAGCGTGCCGAACAGCCCGCCGACGGAGGACAGCGTCGGCGCATTGCCGCCGGTCAGGAAGTTCTTGATCGGGTTCAGCAGCGCCAGCTTCTGGAACTCCTTGGCGATGTCGAACAGCATCGCCTTGCCGGCGTCGCCCCACTCACCCCAATGGTCCGGGGACAGAGCCTGGCCGAGATCGTCCACCACCTGGTCGGCGGCGCCCGTTAGCTCCTGCCAGCCCGCCTGCACCACGGCGAGTTTGGCGCGCTGGGCCTCCAGAGCATCGGCTCCGGCGAGGATCTGCCGGGCCTCCTCGCTCTCCAGATCGATGTTGCGGGCGCGCAGCTCCTGGATGGTGCGCAGGCGGACGATGATCGCGTCGTGCTGCGCCGCCGTGAGGGTGACGGTGGCGAGTTCGGCCGCGACCAGCTCGCCGGCATCGCGCTGCGAGGTCGCCTGCGCCGCCACATAGTCGGCCTTGGCTTTGTGCTGGCGCATCACCGCCTCGAGCCCGGCGTCAGCCTGGGCGCGCAGCGCGTCCAGGCCGCTGTAGCCGCCGCGCTCGGCCTCGCGCAGCGCCTGGCGCACCGAGAGCTGCTGCTCCAGCTTGCCGGTGAGGTCGCCCGCCATGCGGATCTCCAGCTGGAGATCCGCGATACGGTCGCGAGAGGCGGCGCGGCCCTGGTTGGCGGCGGCGTGGGCCTGGGCGTCGTCGTTGGCGGCCGTCCAGTCCCGCGTGGCCGCGATCACCTTCCGCAGCTCGGCTGCGTTCGCGATAAGCCCCTGACTGTCCGCAGCGACGAGCGCCGTCAGGAGCGGCCGGAGCGCCACCTGCAGCTTCAGCGCCCGGTTGGCCGCCTCCGTCGACAGCACACCGGCGTCCACTTGGGCATTGGCCGCCTGCTGCTCTGTGGTCTGGTCGCGCAGATCGGCCACTTGCTTGGCGCCCTGCGCCATCTGCTCGGCGATGGCCAGTTGCAGCTGGGCCCGCACCCGCGCTTCCACGTCGACGCCCTTGCGGGTCGCCTCGGTGCTAGCCTTGCGACGCGCCTCGGCGATCAGGGCTGCTGAACCCGACTCCAGATAGGCGGTGGCCAGCGCCTTCTGCCCGGCGATGTTGGCGGCCATTGCGGCGGCGTCGCGCTTCAACGCCTCAGCGTGGCGATCGACATGCTCCTTGGTCTTGCCGAGCTGAACGATCTGCTTCTCGCCGGCGGCGATGGACTTGAGCGCCTCCTCACGGGTCAACTTCTGGGAGGCCAGGAGTTTCGGGTCGTCGAGCGCCGACTTCATCAGGTCGATATCGGCGCGCAGCTTGGTGATCTGCGCGCGGTGCGGAGAGAGGCTCTCGAAGGCGCTGCCGACCTTGACGGACCGCTGATTGAATTGGGCGACCTTGGCGCGCTCCGCAGCCGCGGCCTGCTCCTGATCGTATTTCGGCCGGAGCTTGGCTACGTCAGCGTCGATGCTCTGAACGAAGGGGTCTTTGGCGCTGTCGCGGCCGAACTTGGCGTTGCGCTCCACCTGTTGCTGTCGAAGCCGGCGCAGATCTCCGATCTTTTCGGCAGCTGGCGCCTCATGCACCAGCCGATCAAAGAATCGACCCGCCGCGAGCCAGGCGTCGTCGAACCAGCTCACCGTGCCTTGCAGGGCCTTCCCCATGCCGGTCAGCTCGCCAGCTGCGCCTGCGACCGCTTCCTTGAGCTTGCGGTGGAGCAAATCCGCCGCCGCCAAACGCTCTCCCTGCTCGTCCAGGTGCTTGATCTGCTGCAGGGTGGTGTAGTCTAGGAACGAGAGCTGTTTGTTGAGCGCCTCCGCGCCCTTTCCCGGCTCCGCAAAGCTGGCCGCGAGAAGTTCGTTGGCCTTGGCGGCGTCCAAGCCCAGGGCGGCCTGAAAATCGCGGCTGAGGTCGATCAGCTCGCCGAACTGACCCACGCCGATCTGGCCGGTCTTGGCGAGCTGGATTTCCAGCGTGCGCGCGGCGTTGACCGACATGCCGGCGCTCTTGGCGTGCGCCTCGGCGATGGCGTTGATCTCGGTGACCGTGGCGCCCGACGCCGCACCGAGATACTTCACCGCCAGGCTGGCGCGGGACTGGCCGGCTTCAAAGTCGAGCGCCGCCTTCGTGCCGAGCACCAGCGCACCGCCGAGCGCCGTAACCGCACCGCCGGCCGCCCACATGCCCGCGCCGATCCGGAAGCCGCTGCTGGCCAGAGCGTCGAGGATCTGGGGACCCTGCTGGATGGCGATCATCGTGGGGTTCATCCCCATGGCCGCCGTGGTGAACACGTCGGCGCCCTGACGCATCAGGTTCAACCGCCCGGCCGCCGCCGCCCGCGAGGTGCCTTGCCCCCGCGCCAGCCGCTTGAGAGCCTCGGTCTCTTCATCGAACCGCTTGCGCGCCAGCGCGGAGGCGGAGGCCAGTTCAGAGGTGGAGATCACCCCCCTCTTGGCCAGGATGTCGGCCTCGGCCAGGGCCGCGTTCAGGCGGACCTGCGCGGCGCCGAGCGGATCGATCTGGGCGCGCAGAGCCGCGGCGCGAGAAGCCGCGGCCGCCTCGTCCGCCATGAACACGGCGGCGGACGCCTGAGCCGAGCCGCCGCCGGAGCGGCCCAACCCGACCGCCGCCGCGATCTGGGCCTGCATCGCCGTGGTGACCGTGCGGATCGACGCCGCCTCCGCGTCGTAGCGCTGGCGCGCCAAAGTGGAAGCCGAAGCCAGTTCGGAGGTGGAGATCACCCCCCTTTGGGCCAGTAGATCGGCCTCGGCCAACGACGCCGACAACCGCGTCTGCGCCGCGCTGAGCGGGTCGATCTCCGCGCGGAGCATCCGCGCCGCCGCGGCGAGCCGAGCCGACTCCCGCTCCTGCGCCGCGAGCCCCTCGGCGATGACACGGGCGGAGTCGCGCGCGTCCTTGCCGCCGCCGAGGTCGAGCCCCGTGATGGCGCGAACCTTGGCCTGCATGGCGGTCGGATTCAGGCTTTCGAAGGCGCTGGCTTGGGCGCGCGCGGCGACCGTGGCCGCCTGCGCCTTGGCCATGAGCTGCGCCGCCGCCGACGTCGCACGCGCCGCAGCCGCTTCGCCACGGGAATAGGCTTGCTCGTGCGCGGCGCCGACGTCGGCGAAGTCGCGCACGACTTCGCCCTTGCCCTCGACGCCAAGGCGGATAGCGGCCGTTCTGACGGTCATAGCCCCTCCTCTTCGATCTAATCGGCGTCAGGGTCGGGAGGGTCCGCGTCCGCCTGCAGGGCGGACACGAGGACGTGCTCAAGGTCGGGCAGGAAGTCCGTCAGGAGATCGCTGCAGGCGCCCATGGCGGCGGCCATGGCGAGGACGGCCGCATAATCGAGGCTGTAGGCCCCGCCCAGGCCCGCAACCCGCAACTGCGAGCGGCAGGCCTGGGCCACCGCCCAGGCCAGTTCGCCGTCTATCGTTTGCGGCGCGTTGAGGACTTCCGGACAGGTTTCGCAGCGGGAGGGGCAATGCCGGCAGAAGTCGGCGCCGCCGCCGAAGACCCATTCAGCGCGGCGCCGGAGGCGTTTCCCTCTAGCAAGCGGTCCAGGGCCGGCTGGACGTAGTCGCGCTCGATCGCGGCGAAGATCTCGTCGGTTTCCAACAGCTCCGCTATCCGCGCCGCTGTCGGGGGAATCTCCACGCCGCCAGCGTCCCCGACGCCCTCCCAGCGCAGCACGCCGAACTGGACGGCGGCGACCGTGAAGGCGTCGCCGCTGCGCGCCAGCACGGCCGGGGAAACCAGTGCTCCGAGGGAAGCGCCTTCGGGGACGTCGAGCCCCTTCAACTCGGGCAGCATTTCCTGCCCCGCGGCGCGGCGCGCGAAGGCGATACCTGCGCGACCAAGCGGCCGGAGGTGCAGCACCACGCCGGGAACAGGCTCCAGGCGAATGGGATCGGCGGCAGGGGATGAGAGCTTATGCACGCTCAATACCCTTCGACGTCGTTGACCAGGGTGGCCACGATCGTGGCTCCCGCAGCGCCCGAGGCCTGCCAGTTGTAACTGGCCTGGACTCCGCCCGGCCCCGTAACGGGGCGCTTGGTGCGCGGCAGGAACACCCGGCCCACGGCGAACGCCAGGCGCATGCCGTCGCCGAGGTCCCAGCCGAATGCGTTGGCGCAGGGCTCCCGCGACTCCGCTTGAGTTTGCAGCGTGGTGTCGGCGAAACGCACCACCGTTACGCCCTTTACCGACACCATCCCTTCGTCGGCGCCATCGATCTCCCCGTCGGGACGGATGTTCTCGGCCTTGTCGAGGTTGTTGCTCAGGGTGAATTCCGCTGAGACCACATTGCCCATCACGGCGCCGTTGCGCTCCACCGAGCCGATGGCCTGCGGAAAACGCCTGACCGGGAGGCTGTCGATATCGGCGACCGCGCCGGAGGCGGGTGCAGGCGCCACGCTCTCGCCCTGGCAGATCAGACCGAGCGTCGCGTTCAACAGGCCGGATCGCGAAAGGGCGATGCGCAGGGTGTTGCCCTTCGCCCCATAGTTCAGCCCATACGAGGGCACCTCCGGCTGGCCAACCTCCAGCCCCATGGACGGCAGTTCCTCCGCGCCTGAGGTGAAGACATGCGCGACCGTCCCGCCCCGGAGCGTCGGCGCAGACGGCGTCGCCTTCGAGGTTGCGGACGCAGCCAAGGTGAAGACGTTGCCGGCCAACCCCGCCGCTTTCGCGGAAATGTTGAGCACGCCCGCCGCAGCCGTATAGGTCGCCAAGGCCACGGCGCTGACAGCGCTGCCGTTGAGCGCCGTCGCCAGATTGGTCAGCGTGGCCGCCAAGTCTGCGCCGAGCTGCACCTGGGGGCCGGTCGGGGCCGTGGTGACGAAACTGAAGGCGGTGCCGTTCACCGTCACCGTGGAATTGGCGGCAGGCTGGCCGGCGAACTTCAGCGCGCCAGATGCGCGGCCCGTCGGCGCGCTGACGGGAGGACCGAAGAACAGCTTGAGCCAGTAGCCGAAATTCCGAGCATCCACCGGCACCACCAAGTCGCCGTCGGCGACCACGACGTCCTCGGTCGGATCCAACGCCTCCCGGCCATAGCCCAGCAGGTCGCTGTCGGTCAGGCCCTGCTCGGCGCCGAGGCCCGAACTGACGAAGGGCAGGCGGACAAACTCAGCGGGCGTTTCCCCATAGGACGGCTCGAAGCCGCCGCAGAGGGTTGCGTTTGCGCCGCGAGCGCGACGGCCGGTCGTGGACATCGGCGTGTCTCCGTTCTTCAGGTTAAGGGGGTGTCGGTGGCGTAGGACGCCAAGAACGCAACTTCGGCGAAGCGGCCGGCGGCGACGTCGAGATCGTCCGCAACCGGGGCTTCGAGATCGAGAAAATCCACCAGTCCGCCCAAGGTGCGATCAGCGGCGACAGCGGCGCCGATCGGCGTCAGCAAGGCGTCGAGCACTTGCTCCTTGGAACGGGTGGCCGAGAGGAAGCCCAGCACGTCCAAGGGCACGCGATGTTCGTAATTGTAGCGCGGCGGAGAGAGGTCGATGGTCGGCTCGCCGGGCAGACCGTCGCGCAGAATAAACGTTCCACCCGGGTCCGGATGCTGAGGGAATTCCTGATTCCGCTGCACGGTGGCGTTCGGAGCGGCGGCCTGGACCAAAGCCTTCAACGCTTCCAGCACCTGTTCACGTCTGCTCGACACGCCGATCAGCCTCCGGCCACGAGGAAGCGGTCCGGATGGTACCGCCCGAGGCTGACCACGGCGGCGCCGGAGCCGATCCGCGCCTGCAGGCGCGCAGCCGCGGTGTCCGCTGACAGCTGCAGATCAAGCCGCTTTTCGAGGCGAACGGCGCGCGCCAGGGTGAACACGACAACGCTCGCCTGACCGCGCAGGCGGTTCGGATCGCGCCGCTTGCTGCGATCCGGCAGAGCGCGCGCCAGGCCCGTCTTGCTCAAGCGGGCGTTGTCGAGGACAAGGATGGCGGCGCGGCCGCCCCGCAACGGCACGAAGCGCAGATTGAGCCCCGTGCGACGCTGCCATTCCAACGGGGTGATCCGCTCCGCACCCGCCGCATCCGTGGGGATGGCGAGCCAACGGCCGGCGCGGGCGCGGATGATGACGCCTCGGTCGAAGGCGTCGATGATCTTCCCGGCTTTGGTCTTGACGTAGCCGGCGGCGTCCAGGCTGTCGCCATTCTTCGGATAGACGCGGCTGCGCCAAGCATTGGCTAGGCGCTGACCAAGGCCGGCTCCGAGCGTCTGCAGACGCAGATCCTGCTGCAGAGCCATCGTCTCGGCCCTGACAGCGGCCGTCACATTGGCGGCTTCATCCTCGAGCACCGCCGCCCAAGTGTCTGGCGCGGAGGTGGCCGCGATGAGGTGCTTCACGGGGCCACCGGGAGGGCCTGAAAGCTCCATTCCACGGACAGCCGGTCTTCTAGGCGCGGTGTATCGGCGATGCTGAAGGTCTGTCCGGCGAAGGCGGAGCCTGGAGCGCCGGTGAACGTCCCGTCGCGCAGCGGCTGGGCGACCTCGCTCACCCGAACGCGGAACTGATTCTGCGTCACCAGCGCCTGGGACTGGCCAAAGTTGAGTTCGCGCTCCGGCGCGCCGCGCAGAACGGTCACCGGCGCAGCGAGCCCAGGCCAGATCACCGGGTCGCCGTAATAATCGTAGACCGCCGCCTGCATGGCGGCGACGTCGTCGCGCGAACCCATGGCGGCCTCCTATCGGTGGAAGAACGGCCGATGCGCACGGCGTGCGCACCGGCCGAGGTGCGGCGACAGGCCGGTCTTAGTCGCCAATCGCGGGCGTGGACGTGCCCGACCCGGAGTCCAGCTCCACCAGGAGCTTGGGACGCCGCCACATGGTCAGCGCGTTCATCTGCCCGAGCATTTCCACGCCCTTGCCGTGCTTCATCGGCTCGGTGGTGATGTGGATGGCGTCGTCGATGTTCCCCGGCTCGCCGTCCAGGGCGGCGATGTCTTCCGGGGGAGCGATATAGGTCGCCTGAGTGTCCTGGGTGCCGGCCGGATAGGCGTGGCCCTTG